CATTTATAAATATTTTTACCGGTATATATTATGTAGTCACTGTATGGCAGAAAGTTTAAAGTCTAGATACAAACCATCGTATCCACAAAAATATAAAGGAGACCCTAATAATATTATTTGTAGAAGTAGTTGGGAACGACACTTCTGTAGGTATTGTGATTTAAACGAAAATATTTTAGAGTGGGCGAATGAAGAATTTTGTATTCCTTATAGATCTCCAGTTGATGGAAAAGTTCATCGGTATTTTCCAGATTTTCTTATCAAAATCAAAGAACAAAGTGGAGAAATTAAGACTTACGTAATTGAAGTGAAACCAAAGAAGCAAACAATTGAACCAAAAGTTCCAAAAAGAAAAACAAAATCATGGTTATATGAAATGAAAACTTATGCTGTCAACCAAGCAAAATGGAAAGCTGCAGATGAATGGTGTAAGGATAGAAGAATAGAATTTAAAGTTATTACAGAAGATAATCTTTTCAACTAATGGCACTAGGTTTCGGTCAAGATATAAAGTATACATCACCAAGAATAAACAAATTAAAAAGAAACATAAAAGGATTGACTGATCCCGATTCAATTATGTTGGAAATCTTAAGTATCTTTAGAGATACTGAATTTATTCCTGATGTTGGTAAATATTATACCTTTGTTTATATTGCAAAGACACCAAATATTAAATTTGATGTCTTTCCTTTAATTGCTTGTATTGAAGTTCAAAAATGGGGATTCAAAGGATTTAATTTTCATTGGAACACTGTTAGAAATTATACTTGGCAAGAAGTTGCAGGACCATTACACATAGTCAATAGCGAAGAAGTTGAATATTTAAAAACAATTCGTTATGCAAAATTCCTAACTAAATAGATAAAAAACATTATAAATGTCTCATACTCTACAAAAAATTGAGATGGTTATTCCTACTATGAGTGGGAGGAATTTTTGATGTCTCAAGCAATTAGTGGAGAAAAAACAATAACAATAGAGGGGCAAAAATATAAAGTTAGAACACAAGTAACATATGAAGATGGTTTAGGTATTCCAGGAACTTTAAGTACCACTGCACCAATTAGATATGTGGTGCAATATTTACCAAAACCTGATATATTAAATCCAATTCCAGTGTGGACCAATTTGGGAGAAAGAAGTCCTACAAATCAAAACAAATGGATTTTTACTCCAGCTGCAGGTGCTGGATTTCAAAAAGAACTCTCTGCAAACGGACCAAATAGTTTAACTGTATCTTTAGATGATGCAACATCTAATGCACTAAGTAAATCTGCAAAAGTAACAAAACAACAAGCAAATTTAATACTGCAAGTTGCACCAAATTTAGCTCCCATAGGATCATCTCCGGTTCAACCAACACCATCAGGAGCAACGCCAGAACCAACAACAACACCAGCAGAACCAAAAGAAATAAACGATCCTGGATTAAGTGTAGAACAAATTAGACCAGATGGATATGGTAACTATTATTATCCAGAGACTTTAAGTAACAATCAAAATAAGCAAGACGTTATAAAGTTTACTGCATATTCTTATGGTGGTAGGCCTTTAACATTGGGTGGAGCATCTTCATCAAACTTTGGAACTCCGGGATTAGCAGACAGAATTCTTAATAGTATAAATGGATCAGTAACTCTTCCAATACAACCTTCAATTACGGATACAAATTCTGTAACTTGGGGAAATGAAGAATTAAATCCATTACAAGCATTTGGCGCTGCCGTTTCTTACGCTGCGGGAGAAGATATAACGGCAGCAGGTCAACAAGCAATGACTACTGTAGAAAAACTATTTAAAGAAAGCGGTGGAAATGTAGAAAAAGCGGTTAGAGTTTATCTTGCAGGAAAAGCAGTTGGAGTTAATGGATTACTTTCAAGAGTTGGTGGAGCAGTTCTTAATCCAAATATGGAATTATTGTTTCAAGGTCCTCAATTAAGACCTTTTACTTTTACATTTAGATTATCTCCAAGAAGTGGTACTGAAGCAACACAAGTTAAAAATATTATAAGATTCTTTAAACAAAATATGTCAGTTAAAAATAGCGAAAGTAATTTGTTCTTAAAAGCACCAAATGTATTTCAAATTAGATACATAGTAAACGGAGAAAATAAAGACCATCCATCATTAAATAGAATTAAAATTTGTGCATTACAATCTTGTTCTGTGGATTATACTCCTGACGGTTCTTACATGACATTTAATGATGATTCAAAAACTATGACTTCATATGGACTGACGTTACAATTTATGGAACTTGAACCAATTACAGAAAAAGATTATAGCAATGACAGATCCAAAGTTCCAGTTCAATATGAACCAGTTTCTTTAGACGAAATAGGTTATTAAAATGTCAAAACCATATTTTAGACAAGTTCCAGATTTTGATTATGTAAGTAGAGATTCAAATCAACGACAAATTTCTCAATATGCAACTGTTAAAAACTTATTTCGTCGTGGAAAACTTCGTGATGATATCTTTGGAAACCTATCATTCTTCACCAAATATAAAATCATAGGTGACGAGAGACCAGATAATGTAGCATATAAAGTTTATAATGATGAAACTCTTGATTGGGTTATTCTTCTCTCCAATAATATTCTCAACATTCAAAGTGAGTGGCCTTTACCGCAATCAGTTTTTGATAAAGTAATGCTAGAAAAATATGGTTCTTATGAAGAATTTAATAGTATTCATCATTATGAAACAAAAGAAGTTAGAGATAGTTTAGGAAACCTTGTTCTTCCTGCAGGGATTCAAATGCAAAACAATTGGAAAGGTGGAAATGGGTTTATTCAAGGATATAAAGTTTTTGGAGCAACTCAAATTTTTGATACGACTATTACTAATGAATATGTTGTAAGTTTAGCAACTCAAATTCCTGGAATCACAAAACTTTCAAAGGTAATTATAAGCGGTGCTTCTAATGACAATCTAAATGGAACATTTGAAGTGAACGGAGTATTTGATGATTTTTATAGTTTTACCTTCACTGGGAAAGGACCAGTAGACAAAAATGAATTAGGAAGAATAACAATTACAGGAAATGAATTATTTGAATTTTTATCAGTTGATCCAATACCAGAATCTAATAGTTACTATTATCAATATTATGATAATAATTTGGAAAGTAATGTTTTACTTCCTTCAGCAAGTATTCTTACACCTGTTACAAATTATGACTATGAAATTCAAAAAGAAGAAGCAAAAAGAAATATCTATGTACTAAAACCAAGATATCTTAATATCGTATTCAACGATCTTGATGAAATTATGGCATATGAAAAGGGTTCTTCACAATACATGTCAAGAACCCTTAAGAAAGGAGATAATATTAGACTTTACAGATAATCAATCTTCAGCCAATTTTTGGAAGTAGGAGAGAGCATCATCTTCATCTTCATCATCCTGTGCGATTTTAGGAAGTGAAGGAGATTTAGAACGAGCATAAGACTGTTCCAGTTCTTCTACCACACGATCCTGAACTGTAGGAGTTTGTGTAAACTCTTCAAGTTCATCCTCTTGCTCTGCAACTGCACGAGAACGAGTAGGAGAAGAGTTCTTAAGACCTAGAACCATATTCATACGACGCTCAAGTTCTTCATAAGACTTGAACTGATCTGGAGCAGTGATAGCAGTTAAAGAATATTCTTTCTTCCAGATGGTTTCCAGAGCATCGTCATCATCCAGTAGTGGTTCAACAGAACCAAATTCTGATTTGTCGTAGTTCCAATACCCATCTTTCTTTACGATTTTGAGTTTGAAATTAGCACCTTGCCAGAAATCAAAAGGATTGATAGGAGTCTCATCCTCAAATTCAGGTTGCATTGCTTCCATAATCTTATCAAAGATCTTCTTACCATACTTGAAGAGGAAAACTTTACCTTCGTTTTGCGGATTAACAGGATCTTTTACAACGTAGATATTGCTATAATAAGAGAGTTTACGTTTTTGCTTGCGAACAATTTCTTTATTCGATTCAGTTCCGCTATTCCACAGTTCTCGATTGTGTTCACCAAGAGGATCTTTTTGACCAACTGTAGTCAAAGAGTTTTCAATATACCAACCACCAGGACCTTGGAAAGCATGTGAGTACATTTTTGCCCAAGGAAGTTCTTCACCTTCAGGAGCAGGAAGGAAACGGATAACTGCAAACCCGTTACCAGTTTTATCCATTTCTGGTTTCCAAAGACGCTCATCAGCACCTCCAGAAGTTGTACTCATCTTCTCTACTTCCTTTACCAATTTAGAAGTGAGAGAACCCAGTTTGGATTGTTTTTTAAGAGATTCAAAAGACATTAGATTTCTCCGTATTAGTAGGATTTGGCCTTTGTGTACTTCTTTATTCTACAGGTCAAAACCTGTTTTGTCAATCTGTTGCTTCATAACTTCAAGCATTCGCGTCATGTTATTAAAAATAATATTCATATCAACGTTTGGAGGAAGTCCCATTATTTGAGCAGACTCAGAAATTTTTCGTTTCATTTCTTGTGCTTCAGGATCATCTGACAAACTTAATCGCGTATAAAGAACTTTTTGTTTATTCAAAAGTTTTTCAAGAAGATCAACATGTTTTATTTTGCCATCTCTTGTCATGGAAGGAAATTGAAATACACTTGCATAAATTTCCTCTTGTAGTTCTGAGATTTCCGCCATTTCCGCGCGGACAACTTCGGAATCAAAAAAACTCATTGGTCTCCTAGAATTACTTCTTTTAAAATTTTACGAATAAGAAATACATCAATATTTAGGAAAGGGTTATATTTTTTAATTCTACGACTGACGGTTTCCCATACTGGATCTTGAAGTTTTTTATCAAAGTTTTTTGAATATGCAAAGATCTTATCATACAAAACCAAAGTTTCTAAAGAAATTTTACCGCTCAAATATTTTTTTAAAAGTATTGGATGCCCTTTCGAACAATTGAATACGTCTTCAAATTTATTTTCTTCAAATAAAAACTGACTTTCTTCTTTGAAGAAATACGACAAAGACTGAATTTTCTTTTGCCAGTTTTGATATCTAGATTCACCTTCTTTCATCATTTCACCAATCCATAGAGTTTCTGGATCAGGACATGAAACAAAATTGGCAACAAAAAAATTTACTACTTCTTGATCTGATTTTTGTCTTGAGATTTTTTCAAACCACATTCTATCCTTTCGTTTATAGAAAGATTGAACTGTTGCTCTACTTTTCCCACAATATTTAAAATAGTCGTAACTATCTTTCGTGAAGTGATTCTTCAAAGATAGATAGCATTTATAAGCATCAAAAGGAACCACTTTAATTTTCTGCGTCAAACCCTGCATATTCTTTTTCAAAACTAAAAAAACTAACCATTGTGTAACGATTGCCCTTTGTTATTTTAGACACTCCATGTGTATATTTTATTCCTGCTGGATGAAGAACGATCATTCCAGATCTTGGAGTAACTTTTATTCCAATATTAGGATAATATATTTCCCCACCTTCAAAATCAGAATTTAAATACACAACTCCACCAAAACTTCTCCAAGGTGAAGCATTAGCAGTAACTCCATCTTGTTCTATATTATCTGCATGTGGACTCATCTCATCTCCCTTTTTCCACTTTACTATTTGAGGGAATTCTGAATACAAATATCTAGTATCATATGATATATTCATTTGAATATATTTTCTCATTCCTAGACAAATTTGCTTTAAGGTTTCCCTAATTTCTGGATAATTTATATTAGAATAGTGAATGCATTTACCATTCCAATAGTCAATACTACTTTTGTGTTTTTCGAACAAATACTCTTCTTTTTTTATCCATTCTGTTAGTACTTTAATAGCATTAGGAGTTACAAAGTTCTCTTCAACTATTGGAAATATATCATTATCACTAAAGTTCATGTTGATTAAAAAGCTAATTTAGCACGTGAGGTTTTTTTAAGGAAATTAAGTTCCATCGCTTCATACTTAATTTTTTCTTTAAGTGGTTTTGAAATTAATTTTGGAACAGATTCTAAATCAATGTTATTTTGCTCACAAAAATAAATGATTGCATCGATGTAATTCATTTCGACATTTATTTGAACAAGATTTTCTATTTCTTGAGCGAAGCGCGATGGGCAGAAAAACTTATTTTCTAAAGCTTTCTCTAATTCATTCTCCATCTGACCCAGTATTGTGATGTACAAATTCTTTAATGTAACGAACTAATAGTTTAATATAATCCCCTTTGTTTCTTTTGTCAAATACTTGGACTTCTCCTCCAGGAGTAACCATTAGTGTAATAAGTTTTTTA